GGCCAGGTGAAATCCATCGTTGTGGGAACCAGCAACGATGCTTGCGCAAGCTTGACCATGAGTGAGGTTCGAACTGTTACCCTTCGGGGAGCGATCAGTGATGTTTTCGTAGCAAGCTGCGGTAAGTCCCTGGGTTTCTGTGTTGACGAATTTTCTAGGTGGATAACGCTCTCCTTGATTGCCACCAGAACGCTACTCTCTCATGAACCAGTTGACGAGCGGGCTGAACCGGGAGGGCCCTGGCGTCGCATCATTGTTTGTCTGCATTTCGTAATACACTCTAGGGCAGTGTCCGGGACTAAGGTTACCGTGGTTGAAAGCCAGATGCTGCACGAAATCACAATCGGGAGTATAGCAGGGGTGGTGCTGCCCCGGAGCATGATGATTGTGAGCCAACCCGTTGCCCACTCAACGGCTTTCGGTTTGTACCGAATAAGCGTTATATTTACGTAAGTTATGGGGTCGCAAGGACTTAAGTGTTCGTCCACGACAATAAAAGGATCCAGTTATTGCACTATGGGTCTGGGACTGGGTTGCAGTGATTCGGCAAAGAGCTGTATTTGAGTGAGATTAGAAACCTCACATCCCAACCATCTTAGACCGGCGACCGAATTGAGGTCAAGGAAAGGCAATTCCACAATTCCCAGTGATACTGTCACTGCCAAAACAGTAGATTTCCGGGTGCTTCCTCCTTTCCCTGAGGATCCGCTCGATGACCCGGAGGAAGACATCTTCATCCTCCAATCCCAATACGACCTGCCATACTCAGTCGACGACAACGCTCTAGTCCGTGCCTGGACGATGAGAAGAGTCCTGAGCACAGATTGGCCTGTCGACTGCCCCTGGTGTAACAACGGACATGCTCCCACACACATTTGTGACTCTGAGCTCATTTTGAAAGGATACATTCAACGTAGCGACCCCGCACTCTCATCATCAATGAATGGAGTCATGCGTGGAGGCGCTTCCAGAATCTGCTCATCCTCATCTACCTCTAAGTCCAATAGCGCGACCATTTATCCGCATCCAGATGGCACATTCCATCCTTATCCTCCGCCCCTCGCTATTTACGACACCGACCATGTTGTAGCTTCCCAGCTCAATGGCGTTAATGGCGAATGGACGTGTAAGGATGACGTCAAGAAGGGAGCTGGCAAGCGGGTTAACCGCCGTCTACGCAAAGGCATGCAGAGAATCATGCCTTTTGCCGGAAAGATGGCTGGTGCCGCTGCTCTCGGTCTTGCCAGTGGGGTTGGTAAAGCCGCCGCGAGACAAGCTTTACCCGGGCTTGCGGCGTTAGCCTTCGGTGGTATGGGTGATTACGTCCGGAAGGGCTCCCGCAGGAACACCGCCGGTGGTACGCATAAGTATGGTAGCAAGTTCAAAGGCGAGCGGTCCACTTTCCCGCTTTCCGCTGGTTCCGTG